TATTTAGTCTTGACATAGTTGCACATTGCTAGTCAGTTTTATAGCAACTAGTCGGGCTATGCAACTACAGGACTTCACAATCTATGAAGTCTTGTAGATACACATAGACATCTGATGATAGTGATTTGATTTTAGTACGAATCTCCCCCACAACGTATGTGTGTTGTGGGTGTTTTCAGCAACTGCGTCAGCAGTTACCTGAAATCAAATATAATGTTTCAGCAACTGCTTTAGCAGTTACCTGAATCATCAGAGGACTAGCAACAATAAAGGTAGAACGTGTGTTCTACCCTTACTGTCGGAAGGAAACCTAAGAGAAGTTTCTCGTATCTTTACGAGGTGAATTACTCTTTTTCTTTGACTGTCCTGCTTGATAAGGATGGTATTCCTTACCATTGTTGACCTTGGCAATAAGTTCAAGGACATCAACAAGAGCCATATATATGTGATAAATAGATGTTATAGACAACATTCTCTTCTGTTCAAGACGAAGTGTAACATCTGGGTCACGATAGTCATCCATAGCTTGAGCAAGTGAGTGAGGATTACCAAACATTGTGTTTAAATCCTTGTTGCTTAGATGAGATGACCATACATCATCAAGAGCAATATCGTCATTGATATCTAGCATTCTCTTGACATTGTACTGAAGTTGCCTTGTCAGTTCATCTGCTATCTTTTCCATAATTGAATCGGAAAGATAGTAGTTTTCATAGAAGTGTTCATCCAAGGCACGAAGGTCTTTGTATATACCAAGAAAAGGTACAGATGAAGATTGGAATGCTACATCATCTAAGTAATGATTGTCAGCAAGATTTATCATTGTGTCCTTCATTGGTACATATACTGAAGTTTCAATGTATTTACCTTGTTGGACAGGTTGTTGTTTTGTAGATTTACTCATTATATTTTCTCCTATTTATGAGTGTTAATATTACGAAACATAACGCTAACATAACATCACCATTATATTTCATAATTCGGGAAAGAAAGATCATAGAAATTTTTGGATATCAACAACAATCGGGAGTTTCGCGAATGAATGCCCCCACCACCAACTACGGTGGGGGCAGAAGGACTATTGTTGTTGATATTCAAAAACCCTGATTTATCAGGGCCTGTTTCTATGATATTTCTGGACATATCAATTAGCTTTGTCACATACTGCTGAAGCATCAGCAGTATCTCACCCCTGTGAGGTGATTTGGTTCTTCATCATTGAAGAACAGGTATGTTGACTTTTTCAACAGTTGCTGATATATGAAGAGTATGTCCGTTGCAACAAAAGACAACAAGATTACTCCAAGAGCAAAGAAGTTAGTAGATACGCTAGTAGCAACAGGATGTACGATTACAGAAGCATCTAAAGTCGCAGGATACAAGGGTAATAGTTCCAGAGTAAGTGCAAGTCGTATGCTACGGAATCCAGAGGTACAGAAGTATATGTTTGAACAGATTACTCATAACTTGGGTATGAGTGCTGTCAAGGCTCAATCTAGGTTGCTTGACCTATGTACTGGTGCTAAATCAGAGTACGTACAGCTAGAAGCTAGTAAGGATATACTTGACAGAGCAGGATTTAAAGCACCAGACAAGCACCAACATATGGTCAAGGGTGATTTCCGCATCAACATAGACCTAAAGTAAGGTATGGGTCTTAAAAAGTGATATGTGACCCTAACACATAGTCCTACTCACTCATTAAAGTCTTTCAAGGTTCGTTGCAATTTTTTTTTTTTCTGTTAAGGTTTGATTATGGCAGAGAAAAAAAAGAGAAAGTATTTGATGAGAAGATCGTCAGATGCACGAAAAAAAGATAAAGAACTTCAGCAAAATCCTAATCGCTATGACAAAAGAGTTACAATAGGGAATAGTGCCGCAAATCCTTTTGAGATGACATCTACACAAGTTAATCCTTTTACAGGTGCTACCAAAAGAACATTTAGTAGTTTAAGAAAAAGAAATATAGTAAGAAAAAATCCTCATTCTTCAACAATTTATGCTTTAGGAACTCCACCTGCACAAGAGGCATCAAAATTAACAAGAAATGATTGGGGATATGTAACTAAAAAATATAGAGCAATAGATGATGACACACCTATTCGTAAAAAAAAAAAATCTTTAGCCAAAAGAAATGCTATAAGAAAAAAAGAACAAAAAAAATGATTACATATATCGTAGTATCAGTAATTCTTTATGTGGTGTTCTAATGCCTAGTACACCGGCTTGGACACGTAAAGAAGGTAAGAATCCCAAAGGTGGTTTAAATGCAAAAGGTCGTGCTTCGTATAAGGGCGGCACATTAAAAGCACCGGTTAAGTCTGGAGATAATCCTAGACGTGCATCCTTTTTAGCTAGGATGGGAAATATGCCCGGCCCTGAACGAGATAGCAAAGGTAGACCAACTCGTTTACTTTTGTCATTAAGAGCGTGGGGTGCATCAAGCAAACAAGATGCACGGCGTAAAGCTAAAGCAATGTCAATACGATTAAAAAATAAAAAAAAGAAAGGAAAATAAAATGCCCGGATATAAAATGCCAAAGCCAATGAAAAAGAAAAAAAAGAAAAAAGGTTACTAATGAAAGGTGTTAAACATTATACCAAAGATGGTAAAGTTCATACAGGTGGTTCACATAAGATGCCTAATGGGGATCTTCATTCTGGAAAGACACATACATCTTCTAGTAAAAAATTATTTCATTTTAAAGATTTGCCGAAAAGTGTACAAAGAAGAATTATTATGTTAAAAAAGAAAAAAGAATAATATGGCGTACTCACCTCAAGATAGAAGAAAAGAACTAAGGCGTAATCCTACAAACTTTACGGCTCGTGCCAATATGGGTGCATATCGTGCCTATCTTCGAAAAAAAATGCAAGAAAAAGGTACAAAGTCTAAAGTCAATGTTAAGAGAGTAGGTGATAAAACTGTAACAACTACAGACAACAATCTATATACTACACCAATAAATAGAACAGATATAAGTACATCAGCACAAAATAAAACTGAAGATAAAGTAAATAAACAGGAAAAGAAAAAAGAAGAAGTAGTAAAAAAACCTGAAAACAAAGTTAAAACAAAAGAAAAAAAATCTACAGATACTCGTCCTATAGGTGATAGAACTATTTTTGATAAAAGTGAAAAAGAAAATATTAATAGAAAAATATTGCTTAAACGAGAGCAAATGGAAAGAAAACTTGGTAAGAGTCGTACAAAGTCGTTGCAAAGAGGACAAAAAGAATTACCAGCGTTTTTTAAATGGGCAAAAGAAAATCCTGCTCAGTTTATAGGAGCACTTCCTATAATGGGAGGTACAACCTATCTTGGTCTTAAAGCGGCGTCAAAGGTTGGTGGTATAATTGGAAAGAGTAAGTTTAGAAAAAAATTATCTAAAGCGGTAAGAGGTAGTCCAGAATTTTTAGGCAAAGCATTTAGATACTTTACTAAAAAAGCAGGAGGTGGCTATCAAAAAGCTAAAGCAAGTGCAAAGAAATTTAAAAAGAAAATAGATGATGTAGATAAAAAGACAACTTCTAAAAAATCTAAAACCGATTTTACAACAGATAAAAAAGGCACAACAAGAAAAACAACAACCAAAAAAAAAACTCAAAAAAAAACTGAAGAAAAAAAAGATTTTAAAAAAGAAGGAGCAGTAAATAAATTTAAACAAAAAGATAAAACAACAAATGTTCAAAACAAACGTAAAAGAGAAGAATCGGCTGAAGCAGAAAGAAGAAAACTTAATAAAATAGAACGAAGCCAAGAAACAAAATCTGATTTAAAAAAACAAGATAAATCATCATCAGCCGCACAAACACGACAGGATAGAATTTATGACCAAACTGTACGAGGTAAGCCAAATCAGTTTATGGAAAATGCAAAACAAATGGCAGAAAAAGAAGGACTAGATTGGATAAGAATGCGAGGTCGTTTTATGGAAGCATACAAAAGACAAGCTAAACAAATAGTCACAAAAAAAACTGCCAGAGTACAAGGTGTTAGAGGTAGATCAAAACGAGAAGGATTTTACGACTTAGACGAAGTTTCTGCTAAATTAAAAATGATAATGAGAAATATACACAATGCAGAAAAAGGTGCAAGAAAAGCAAATCCAAAAGCATATGATGCCGCTAAATTAGATAGAAACTATAAATCATTTATGAATCCTAAATCAAGAGATGTAAAACGAGCAGGTAATGTTAAAAAAGCAGGAAACAAACAAGGGCCAAAATCCGGTGGTTTATTAGAATCAGTAAAAAAAGATATGGCAATGAATCTTAAAAATAAACAATTTGAAAAACAAAGATTGTTTGTTGATAATATGTTTAAAAAAGGTAAAAATCCTTTAGAGATAAAAAAAATGATGGATTTGCGAATAAAAGAATATATGAAAAAAAGCAAAAAGTTTAGTGATGAAGTTGATCTTGAACAGTTACGAACTTTAGCAAGTAAGGTATCTAATAAATTAAGATTTAAAGACAAAACTCTAGAACAAAAAAAAGCTACTCTTAAAGCATATCAACAACAAATAAGAAAAATAATAGCTACTAGTAGTAGAGATAAAAGGTTTGATTAAATATGAATAAAGTTCAAAAAAGAAGTGAAAAAGTTGCAGAAGCAATGGTTCGCACATATAAAGCTGATCTTGAATTACATAGAATGAAACAAATAAAAGACTATGCAGAATATAAAATGATTAAAGGTCATTCTAAAGAAAAAGCATATGAAATGGCAAAACAACATATAATGAACAGTAATGACGAATAAAAGAGATTATAGAAAAGAATATGACAAATTCCAATCATCCTCTTCGTCAAAAAAAGATCGTGCCTCTCGTAATAAATTAAGACGATTATTCTTACGTTTGAAAAAAGTAAATAAAAAAGATGGTAAAGATATTGATCATAAAGATGGCAATCCTAGAAATAACAAAAAAAGAAATATTAGAGTAACAACAGCTAGTATAAATAGAGCCAAGAAATGACATCAGCTACTAAAAAAAATCCCTCACTATGGAAAAGAATTGTTGCACGAATTAAAGCACAAGCATCACACGGAACTGCCGCCGGTCAATGGTCGGGCAGAAAAGCACAAGCGGCTGTCAAAGCATACAAAAAAGCAGGAGGTGGATATAGTGGTGCAAAAAAATCTAGCAACTCCTTATCTAAATGGTCAAAACAAAAATGGCGTACTAAGTCAGGAAAAAAATCATCAGAAACAGGTGAAAGATATTTACCCGAAAAAGCCATCAAAAGTTTATCGTCAAAAGAATATGCAAGAACCACAGCAAAGAAAAGAAAAGATAAAGCTAGTGGAAAACAGTTTAGTAAACAACCAAAAAGCATAGCATCAAAAACTAAAAGGTATAGAACATAATGACAATATTTACTAAATACTCTATTAGAGAAATAGATACACTTCGTACAGTTGTTAAATCACAACATATGAAACATTACCCAAAAGAGTTTGTGAATAACCACGAAGCTGATAGAATTATAGAATCTCTATCGGAAGAAGCTAGAGAAAAACTATATGAACTAGCAGTTAATTATGGCATCACTAAATTATAAAC